CGAATCCGTCCGGGTCGCCATCACTGTATGAATAATCAGTGATCACGTCGATGTCGTTCCCGAACACGAGGAACACCCAGTGCGTGCTCGCGCCGGGCTCGGCCACCTTGCGGAAATACACGTGCGCCTCGTCTACCGCGTTGGCAAGCGCGAGCACGTTAGCCGGTGTGCCTTGGCCGGGCTTTAACCCGTGGCGCTCCTCGCCGTCATCCACCGCGACCGCGTGAAAGCCCCTCGCGTAGAGGTGCCCCACGAGTTGCTGCGCGATGGCGTCCTCCATGCGCAACCGGCGCGCGTTGGGCTCGTTCCCTTCCCTGTACGGGTCGGCGTGCTGGTGGTACGCCTTGACTAGCTGGTCTAGCTGCTGCTGATCCATCTGGTGCCCTTTCACTGTGTCGCCCGGAACCGCCGGGCCGGTGCGCTGCCTCATCGGAAGCGCAGCCCGCACGCTATCATGCGGCGCTGGTCCGCGTCAAATCTTTTCGTGATAGACCGTGAAATATGCCCGGATGGCGCTCGAAAATCTGGATAGCTGGATAGTGGCGCTGTCGAGCGGGCCCGGCGGTATCCAACTATCCAACTATCCAGAATCGGCGAGCGCGACCCGCGAAAATCGGATAGTTGCAAGCCCTTGATTTATATAGGCGACCTCGGGTCACTATCCAGCTATCCTCACTATCCAGCAGTTTGGAGGACGAAACCGCACGTTTCCGCGAAAATCCGACTGTGGCGCTGTGCGACAGATCGAAGTTCACAGCTAGACTACCTCACAAAAAACGTAATTGTTCTCTAAATAAATCTGGATAGTTAGGATAGCTGGATAGTTGTGCTGGAAGTATATGATTTAATTAGTCGCTTACAAGTCGTGGTTACAATCCAGCGCGAAACCCTCATGCGCCACATCTGGATATCCGCGCAACCTGCTGATCCTGCTAGACCGGGGTCGCACTGTGCAATAGTTGGATAGTTGGATAGTTCCAACAAGTCAACAGGTTAGCCCGTTACAATTCCCTGTTACATATCCCCAGCCCCGGAGGTGAGCCCGCCCGGTGCCCGGCCACCCTGCCGCGCCGCAACAAGAATGCTTTCCTGTCCGGCTGTGGGGCGGTCTGGGGGTGAAGTGCGCGAGCCGGGCCGCGTTTGTCCCCTCCACACGTGCACAGCCGGACAGTTTCACGGTTTGTAAAAAATTAGACAAATGAAATCGCCCCCGTCAGATAAACGCGTAAAGTTGCTTACTACCTTGACAAGCCCCCGGCGGACCGTGTAAAGTAGCATACATGAGTGAGGAGCAGCAGGGGGAAGCAGGGGGCGGCGGGGCGGCATCGGTCGGGGGGACCGGTACCGCCCCCGCTGTTATTCTACCGGCGCGAGCGGAGCGGGAGCACAAGAAGCCCCGGCCGTTGCCCGGCCTCGACTCTATATACGAGAGGCTCGCCGCGCCGCTGCCCGAGGGGACCACCGAGACCTTAGCCGAGCGCGAGGGGCGGCGCATGGCTCACCGGATGCCCGCGGGCTACGAGCCCCAGAGCGGGGCCGACCTCACGTTCGACCCGCGCATCCCTTACGAGTTGGCGCTCGACGTGAGCACGCCCTCGGAGGTGTTCGCTAAGTACGGGCACGACATCGAGACCGCTAAGGCGCTGATCGCGCTACCTGCGTTCATCGCGACTGTCAAGAAGTACCGGGAGGAGTTGTCGGTCAGCGGCGTCACGTTCCGACTGAAGGCGAAGATACAGGCGGAGGACCTGCTCACACACTCCTACGTGCTCGCGACTGACCCGGAGGTGCCTCCGGCGGTACGGGCGGACCTGATCAAGTGGACGGCTAAGATGGCGGGGCTGGAGCCGTCGGAGAAGGACAAGGGCATGGGAGGGGGGACCGGCGCTGGGTTCACGCTGAACATCACGTTCGCGGGTGGGGCTCAGTCGCCGGTTGCAGTTAGCGGTCGCACGCTCGAACACGGGGAGGAGTGATGCGCTCGAACTACAACGACGAGGAGCAGCGCGCGTTGATCGAGCTAGCCAAGCTGCTCGCGAACGAGGTCGGCCGGGCCTCACGTATAATGAACGCAGCCATCAAGCATCTGCCCGGCTGCGAGTCGGCGGAGCACCGGGAGGCCGTCGCCAAGCAAGCGACCGAGGCTGCGAAGAACCTGCTCAACACGCTGCGCTACGCCGCGTGGATCGAGGCCGAGATGTCCGACATCCGTCTGTTCGAGAAGCCGCAGGAGAACCTGAAGCAGATCGAGGACATGCTCACCGACCTCGCCATCAAGTACGCGCCGAAAGACCCAACCGCTGAGCAGCCCGCGGACGTAGAGACGCTGGGCCCCACGCTGGTTGATGTCACGCCGGAGGAGGCGCTGCCGCCGGTAGTGATCGAGATCGTGCCGCCGGAGGAGATGATCCAGCGCGTGCAGGAGATCGAGATGGATAAACTCGCTAACTCACCGTTCACGATCACCAAACAATGAGACCTCCTCATATTGACATCGATAGTCCGCAAGCCGCGGCGCTGATCCCCTACGCGAAGCGGGAGATTGAGCGCGTGCGCAAGACGCTACGCTTCGGCAAGCGCCGGATCAAGTTCCCAACTGGTGAGGAGATCACGATCTGGTGGGGCGGGCTCGTGGACAAGATCAGGATTATCACCAAACGCTTCGAGGTACTCGTGGCTACCATCGGCTCTGGCGTGGCGGGGGTCGCGCCGTTCTCGAAGCTCATGGGTCTGAAGCTCGACCAGAGCACAGGGTTGTATGTGCCTGATCTGAGCCAGACCATCGACAATAGCTTCGGTCCTTTTCCAGATTCCCTTCACTTCACGGTGACAGCTACTGCTGCCGACAAGGATCACACTACCGCCGCGTGGTTCACGGATCAACTTGGAATAGGGCTCGCCTATATCGAACGCCATGAGGGCGCGACGTTATCGCCGATACTTTCCCCCTTCCATGCCGCGGGACCAACAACTCTGCATGGAGAACAGGCTATTGCAACGGGCCGGTTCATAGAATTTCCGGGTGCTGGATCGATAATCTCTATTCGTACTCTGGGGGTTAGTACGAGTGTTGAGGCGGGAGTGTTTCCTACCTTTGATGCTAACGCATTCTTGGCCCGTGCAAATGCTGCATGGCCGCTACCATTTGAGCAGGCGGCTTCCGGCGGATTTACCGGGGCAACATGGATGGTCCAACGCCGGGGTGATACGCCGCAGTTCATTGTGTGGCGACGCCCGGCATTCATATTTGCTGGCGTCCCTGTTCGATTGGCGATGTATATGGAGCGGTATTCCATTGATGCCGAACTGGTGGATGTGTTCGCCCCCACTGGCACTGGTCTTACGTTGATTGAGTCTGTCTCCACTGAGGAGAGCCACCTTTCCGGCGGCGTCTCTGGGGTTCCTTATACCTACATCACTCCCGGTATTTTCAATACCACACAGTTCGCTACTGACATCGATAACACAGGGTTGCTGATTGCTGCGCGCAATGACGGTTCTACTCCGCTGCCGTTTCAAGTCGGCGGTGTTAATTTCCGCCCGTCTCTGGTTTCCTCATCACCATTTACAGTTGGCCTATACCCGACTACCATACAGGTTCTAGTCGCGGGTTCCAGCTTCACATTGCTGGATGGTACCGTGGGTCCCGGCTTCTCTATTCCTTGGCGCTTCATGGAGCACCTCGGTAAACCTCACGTGACGCAGATACGAGTGGAGGATGATGAGTATTTATTTCTCGATGCTATATCCTTCACCACAGGCTTGACCTTTTTTGAAACCAGCGGTGGTGTGGATATGTATGAAGGCGATGGAGTGTTCGAGATTACGTGGAGTCACGTGGTCTTCAAGAATGGCACCGTCGTTCATCAGAGCGCCGACACGCGCACCTATACAGCCGCAACCGATAGCTGGGACGATAACACTTCGGTCTTCACGTTCTATCCTACTGACGGCCATCGACTTGATGAAGGAGACTTCTTCATCGGCACGCGGATCGAGGAGCAGATGGGGCTCGCTGCCGATTGGGCACCTCCTGATGTGCCGGTTGCATTTAGGAATCTGCCTACGATCTACAAGCCCGCGGTGTTCACGGCGGATCACCACACGACGTTCACCTATTCGATCCCGGTTCAGAACCGCGCACTCGATGTGGGCGGATACTTCATAGGACAGTATCTTGGCAAACTGTTCTATGTCTACCCCGTGGTTCTAGCGGGAGACCCGAAGCCCACGGCATTCGGAGTGCCCGTTGATCAGCCGACTGCGACACCGGTTCAGATCGATCCTGATTTCGTACATGTGCGAGTTCGGGAGCAGATCACTGCACGGGCGGAGTTAGCATGAGCGGCATCGTCAACTTCAAGGCATCGACTACCAGCACGGCATTCATGCGCTGCAATGCGCGCTTCCGTGTGCTCTGTGGCCCGTTCCGTTCGGGCAAGTCCGTCACCTCCATCGTGGAGATCGTGCGCCGTGCTAAGGAACAGAAGCCCGGCAAGGATGGCATCCGGCGCTCGCGCTGGGCCGTCGTGCGGAATACGATGCCACAACTTCGCGACACGACCATGAAGTCATGGTTCGACTGGTTCCCCGACGGCTCCTGTGGTTGGTGGAAGGAGACCGGCAAGACGTTCTATCTGGAGTTCGGCGACGTTAAGGCCGAGGTGATGTTTCGCGCGCTCGATGACGCGAGCGACGTGAAGAACCTGCTCTCCCTCGAACTGACCGGCGCGTACATCAATGAGGCCCGCGAGATACCGCGCGAGATCGTCGAAGGTCTCGACGGTCGGATTAACCAGTACCCTCGGATGTCCGAAGGCGGCGCGACATGGGCCGGTATCTGGGCGGACACGAACCCGCCCGAGGAGAACAGCTATTGGTGGGCGATGCTCGAAGGCGTGGACCCGGATAGCGGCGAGGACCGGAAGAACGACTGGGTGATATTTAAACAGCCGGGAGGCATGATCCGCGCGGCCGAAGGACAGCCCTACGACCACATTATGAAAAACGGTTGGCGCATCGTGGCTAATCCGAAGGCGGACAACATCGAGAACCTGCCGAGCGGCTACTACACGACGCTGGTGCGCGACAAGAGTGATGAGTACGTGAAGGTCTATGTGCTCGGGATGTACGGGCAGGGCAAGTCCGGTAAGCCGGTGCACCCGCTATTCGACCCGGAGCTTAACGTGGCGAAAGAGATGTTGCGCCCGAACCCGAAGCTGCTCCTCGTTATTGGCGCGGACTTCGGTGGCACGCCCGCGATGACGCTCAAACAGCAGGACCCGCATGGTCGGGTGCTGACCTACGACGAGATCGTGACTGAGAAGACCGAGGGCTTCGGGCTCCAGCGCGCCATCAACGAGCGCCTGAAGCCGCTGCTCCGCAACAAGTACGCGGGCTACAACATCCGGGTGACCGGCGACCCGTCCGGCAACACGGGGGCCCAGACCGATGAGAAGTCCTGCGTGGATATCTTCAAGCAGTGCGGCTTCCGCAATGTGAAGTTCGCGTACTCGAACAACCCGATTCACCGGCAGGGCGCGACCGATCACTTCCTGTCCAAGCGGACCGAGATGGGCGCGGCCTACTTGATCAGCCCGAACTGTTCTTACTTAATCAGGGGCATGAAGGGGGGCTATCATTGGAAGATATCCAAGGCTGGCGTGACCAGCCCGGAGGTGGATAAGAACATCTTCTCCCACGTCTGCGAGGGCGGTCAATACGCGGACATGTTTTTCTTCAAGGGCGACAACGAGCCGGAGCGCGAAGACGCGCGGAAGGAATGGCTGCGCCAACTGAACAATCGTAAGGGCGTGTACACGAGGAGGTCCTAATGGCGGATGATACCCAACCGGTCGTTCCGGTGATCGACAAGAACAAGATGGCTAATCTCGGCCAGAACCTTTTCCTGCGCTACGGTCAGTACCAGAAGGACCGCCGGGAGACCGAGATTCAGTGGCTGAAGAACCTGCGTCAGTTCCGCGGTATCTACGACCCGGAGATCGAGCGGCGCATTCCCGAGGACCAGTCGAAGGCGTACCCGAAGATCACGCGCACGAAGGTCGTGGGCACGGTCGCGCGTCTGATGGAGATGATGTTCCCGCAGACCGAGAAGAACTGGAACGCGATGGCGAGCCCGTTCCCCGATCTATCCGAGGGCGATCTTCAACACGTGCTCGACACCCTGACCGCTGACTTCCAGTCGCAGCAGAAAGACCCGTCTACCATGACGGATGACGATATCGAGGCCGCGATCAAGAGCTTCGCCGATGCTAAGGGGGAGAAGATGTCCCTCACGATGGAGGACCAACTCGACGAGATCGAGTACATCACACTCGCCCGTCGGGTCGTGTTCAGCGCCGTGCTCTACTCGGTCGGCGTGCTCAAGGGCCCCATGGTGCAGATGCAGAAGTGCCGCACATGGACGCGTAACTCCATGGGCAAACTCATCGCGACCGCGGTCGAGAAGTTCATGCCGTTCTATGAGTTCACGAACTGCTGGGATTGGTACCCCGACCTGAGCGCGAAGAACTTCAAGCAGATGGATGGTTCCTACTTCCGGCACCTGATGTCGCGCAACCAACTGGCCGAACTGGCTAAGCGCCCCGACTTCGATAGCGAGGCGGTGAACCTCTACCTCCGTGCGAATCCTTCTGGCAATTATAAGGAACTTTGGTGGGAGACCGAGATTCGCTCGCGCGGGGATCGCAAGAACCTGACCGAAATGACCGGCCGCAAGTACGATGTCTGGGAATGGTGGGGATTCGTCTCCGGCCACGATCTTGCTGCGTGCGGTATCGTGGTCCCGCAGGATAAGCTGGAGACCGAACTCGAAGCTAACCTCTGGGGGATCGACAACGTGCTCCTCAAGGCCAAGCTGAATCCGTACAACGCGAAGATTCGCCCGCACCACGTCTTCATCTACGAGGAGGACGACATCAACCTACTCGGCGTGGGCGTGCCCCAGATCATGCGCGACAGCGCGCTCGCCATCGGCGAAGCCGCGCGGATGTTGCTGGACAACGCGAGCGTGGTCTGCGGCCCGATGCTGGAGATGAACCAAGACCTGATGACGCCCGGCCAGTCGCTCGACATCCATGCGTTCAAGGTCTGGATGCGCGAGGGTACCGGCGCGGACGGCAACACCCCCGCGGTGCGGAACATCACGATCAACAGCCACATCCCCGAACTGCGAAGCATCATCGATCTGTTCATGCAGTTCGCGGATACGGAGACGGCGCTGCCGCCTTCGGCGTTGGGCGACGTGACCAAGGGCGGCTCGGAGGCCCTCCGCACGCAGGGTAACCTATCGATGCTCATGGGTGCCGCCGCTCTCCCGATCCGCGACACCGTGCGCAACTTCGACCACTTCACCACGAGCTTCATCTCGTCGCTGTACCAATGGAACATGCAGTTCAATGACGATGAGACGATCAAGGGCGACTACTGCATTATCGCCCGCGGCTCGACCTCGCTAATCGCGAAGGAAGTTCGCGGCGTCCATCTGGATCAGTTCTCGACAACGCTGACCCCGGACGAGCGCATTTACATCAGTACGGAGAAGATGCTGAAGGAGCGCATGAAGGCACGCGACCTGCCGCTCGACATCCTCGCCGGTAAGGAGGAGGTGGAACGGAAGTTGAACGAGCAGGCTCAGACGGCTGCTATGACGGCACAGAATCAACAGGACCTCATCAAGTCTGAAGTTCGCAAGAACATCTCCGGCGCGTTCAAGGATTTTGCGCTGGCGCTGAAAGCGAACACGACTGCTGGGGTGGATACATTCACCGCTATCGTGGAGGCAATCGCCAATGGAGAAGATAAGGGGGCAGGAACAGGAACTCCGGCAACTGGTACATCAAAATAAGCACGAGGCCGGACTTCGTGCACTGTTTGATCTGGCCCAGATCAAACGAGAGAAGGCGCTACAGCAGTGGCGTGGCGCGTCGGGCACCGATCTGGTAAAATACCAGTCAGAATATAACAGCATGCAGGGCATCATGGATTTCATCTTGAAAGCCCCGCAGGAATTTACGGCTCGACCGTCGGCGGCAGTCCGCCCCGACGCAGCCGAATAACCAAAGGAGGGGGAGATGACTACCGAGACAGCGGCTCCGGCCGCAGCAGTGACGACGCCTGATGAGTTCGACAAGGCGTTCGGGGAAGCGATCACGGCGATAGACACCGAGACCGCAGCCGAAGCGAAGCCCGCAGCGGCGACGGAAGCTGCACCCGCAGCCGCCGCTACGACGACTGTTCCTGCCGTTGCCCCGGCTACGACCGAAGGCGGAACGACCACGACGCCCGTCCCAGCTACGACCGAAGGTGGCACCGCTACTAGCGAGGCCCCGGCGGCACCCGCTACTGGGACTGAAGCTGCACCCGCCGCCGCAGCCGCTGCTCCTGCCGCCGACGCCCGCCAACTGGCGGACGAGGCAGCGCGTAGGGTCGCCGACGAGAAGACTCAGCGGG